AACAGTAAGATAAGTTTTGATGTAAGACCAGCAAGAGCTGATCATGCCCCTTCTGTGAAGTCTGTAGGGGTCTTAGGGCAAATGGCTGGGTCTAGGGCGGATGAGGTAGTAGCAGATGACGTAGAAGTTCCTAATAATTCTTTTACTCAACCGATGAGAGACAAACTTTCAGAAGCTGTAAAAGAATTTGATGCAATCCTTAAGCCTAATGGCAAAATTTGTTTCCTCGGAACGCCCCAAACAGAGCAAAGTCTATATGGCACGTTAGAAGAACGAGGATATAACACCTGCATATGGCCTGCTAGATACCCATCTCTTAGAAATAACTATGGAGATAGACTTGCTCCTAAACTTGCTCAAAGGCTCCTAGATGAGCTTGTAAGCCCTAAAGATCCTGTTGACCCAGATAGATTCAATTCAATAGATCTAATGGAACGTGAAGCCTCCTATGGACGTTCTGGGTTCTCTCTACAGTTCATGTTGGATACTTCCCTATCCGATCAAGACAGATACCCATTAAAACTCTCAGATCTAATAATCTCCTCTGTTAACCCAGAACATGCTCCAGAAAAAGTGATCTGGTCTAATTCTCCTGAATACACCCTTCCTGAACTCCCTTGTGTTGGTTTTAACGGAGATAGATATTACAGACCTGCTCAAGAATTTGGTGATTGGATTGAATACACAGGTTCAGTAATGTCTATTGACCCCTCTGGAAAGGGTAAAGATGCTACTGGATATGCCA